CAATCATCATCTGGTGGTGGATCAACTCAAGCATATCAAGGAATTACAGACACTTCTTACAATACTGCTATGACTCAATCTCAACAAGATACTGCTGTTGCACAAAACATAGTTGATCTTGTAGATCAAGGTGTAAATATTAATGATGCTTTAACTGGAAAAACTAGATTTGAAAGAATTACAAGTTCACCATTTATTACTTTAAATATTTTAAAAGAAATTATCTCTCCTTTTGCCAATGCTGCAAATAAAAAAAGAAGAAATAAATATATGTCTACAGCAGATATAAAAGCATACGAATTAGGTACAGGATTAAATTGGAATCCTAATGGAGTTATTGTAGAGGGATCACCTGAATATAATTATTTATTTAATGAAACAGATTATCGTAGCACACTAGGTGATAATAATAATAATAATGATGGTGGTGGTGGTGGAAATAATAATGTAGTTTTATATGATAATCCTGAAGATGTAAAAACTATTGAAACAAATGAGAACTCAATGGTTAATGATTATTTTAATAATAATTCAACAAACACAGTTTCTAAAGGACTTTTAGAAAGATATGAAAAAGCTAAAACAGATATAACTGCAAGAATAAATACAATGAATGACAATCAATATGGGTTAAATAGAAATGGCCATACGCCATTTACACAAACAAACACAACAGGTAATCCTTTTTTTATAGATTACCTTAAAGATCAGGGGTTAATTTAATGAGTATATTAAAAGGTTTATTAGAGAACGAAGATTTATTAATAGGTTTAGGTCTAATGAGTGAAGGTGCTAAAGGAAAAAGTTTAGGTGAGGCAGGAATGAACTCTGTTTTACAAGCTGCGAAAATAAAAAAAGCCTTTGCCCCAACTCTTAAAAAAACTAAAGGTGTTTTAAATACTTTAACAGGTGGTACACAATTTGCAACAGAGGCAGAAATTCAAGCTAGTAATGGAACTCTAATACCTATTCCTTCAAAACCTAATAATACTAATATAAATGTTGATGCTTCATCAAAAAAAGAAAGTAAATTTAATGAAATAGTTGGAAAAGGTGAAGGTGAATTTGTTAATACTGTTAAAGATGATGGTAATAAAGCTATGGAACAAAACACATCACTTGAACTTTTAAGCGAAGTTTCTCAAGAAATAGAAACAGGAGCAGGTGGAACAACATTATTAGATATTGCAAAACTTGGTGAAAGATTTGGAATAGATACTAACTGGTTATCAAGTTATGATAAAGGAGAAGGTTTAAAAGGAACTATTGCAAACGCAGAAGTTTTACAAATTTTATCTTCTTCATTTACTTTAGACGCTATTAGCAAAACTAAAGGATCAATTTCTGACAAAGAAATGACATTTTTTATGTCACTAGCACCTAGTTTAAGTATGAGTAAAGAGGGTATTAATAATGTAATTGAAATTAATACAGCTATAAATGATAGAAAAATACTTAAGGCTCAAGCGATTGAAGAATGGACTTCAGATGGAACAATGCCTGGATCAAAAAAAATGGTTGATGGTAAAATGCAAACTTTTAACCAAATGTGGAGTGGCTATGTCAATGCTAAAGGTAAAGATGGTGAATTATTAAATCCTTTATTTAGTAAAGAAGAAAAAGCTCAAATGTTTGATTTATCTAAAAAAGTTGATTTAGCAGATGGTGCTAAAATTGAAATAAAGAATGGAAAAAAATATTACGAATTACCTAATGGTAACTGGATGTGGATTGGTTACGAATAATTAAAAAAGGAATATTATGGAAATAGGTCAAATAGTTACAGATGAAGAATTAATTAAAAATTTAAATGCTCAAAGTGAAAAAAAGAAAGTTGAAAAAGAATACGATATTAAAGAAGGTGAAATTGTTCTTGATCAAAAAACTATTGAAGAATTAAACGCCCAAAAATTAAAAAAAATAGAAAAAAAAGAGAGTGAGCCTACTTGGTTTGAAAAAATGCTAGATGTAACTGTTGACGCAGTTACTGGAGATAGCAAAACTGAATTTAAACAAATGGGTGAAGTGTATCAAATTAAAACAGATTCTTTGGCAAAAGGTTTAGCTTTAAATGTTGGTTGGTTATCAAATGCTAATAGTGATGCTAGACTTGATATGATCATGAAACAATATCCAGGTACAGTTTTATCTAAAGACAAATTTGATAATATTATAGTTACCCTTCCTCAAAACACAGTTAAAGATGGTAATAATAGTTTCTATCTTGATAAACCTGGAATTAGTGTAGATGGTTTTGTTAATACAGTTGGTATGACTTTAATGTATATTCCAGGTGCTGGTTGGGTTGAAAGAAATGTAGCTAAAGGAACTATTGCTAAAGTTGTTGCTCATGGTGGAAGTGCTATGGCCACAGGTGGTGCAAGTGATGTTATAAGCTATACTCTTGGATCAAAACAAGGTGAAGGAATGATTCCTATTCTTGAAGAAGATAAAGCATTAATAAATTTAGTAGCAGGTGCAGGTGGTGAAAAAGTTGGACAATTTTTAAAAACTTGGAGTGGTTTTAATGCAGTTAAAAATGTAGTTAAAAATCAAATTCCAAGTAGATTTAATATAGCATCAGGATCTGGTCTTTACTTTGATAATAAGGGAACAGTTACAAACGCTACAATAAAATTAGCAAAAGAATATGGTGCTAATGATAAAGTTTTGGCCAATAAGACTTTAATGGTTGACTTTGCTAAAGCACTTGAATCTGGTTTAGATAAAACAACCGCAGGAAATATGGTAGGTCTAAATGAATTTGGAATATCTATTTGGTTGGCTCAAGCTAGTGGTAATAAAAAAGTTTTAAATAAAATTCAATTAATGAGGGATGGTGCTTATGGTGATGATATTCAAAAAATTATACAAGCACAGGATGATAAACAATTAAAACAAGTATTTGAGTATCTTGGTAAATATAGATCAAAATTATTAAATCAAAAAAATAGTGTTGATCAAATTCCACCTAATATGAAAAATGAAGTTGGAAAAAATGTTGATGAAAATATTAAACAAGTTGAACAACTTATAAAAGAAACAGAAGAAAAAATGTATAATAGTGTTCAAGCTAAATATTCAGCTGTAGATAAAAACGCTAAATTAAGTTTTAAAAAACCTGTATTAAAAAACTTTACATATCATATTAATAAAGCCTTGCTAGACGCTGATGATGGAATAGGACAAGTATTAAATAAAGAACTTATGCCTCAATCTAGTGTGGTTATGAAAAGTTTAAATAAATTTATGTCATCTTTAGAAAACAAAAATTTATCTAAAATTACAGTTGGAATGTTAGAAACTGAAAGAAAAAAAATAGTTAAAATGATGTCAAATATGCCAAATGGTGTAGATAAATCTGCGTTAATGGTTATTAAAAAAAGGTTTGATGTTTTTTATGATGACGCTATTGAAAAAGGTTTAACAAGTGGAAGTAAAGATGTTTTAGACGCAGTTAAAAAAGCTAGAGCTGCTAACACAGAATTTATGAAAACTTTTAGTGTTTCAAATATTACTAAAAAAGGTGTTAAGCAAATAGATTCAGGTGGTAAATTTGTTAGAAATGTAATTGATGGTGATTATACTTCTACAGAAATTGCTAATTTTGTTTATGGTAATTCAGCATCTGGTAAAGCATGGCAAGACAAAAGTGTTAAAGTAATTAATAAATTACATGACATATTTAAACCAAATACAGAAGGCAGACAATTAATTAAAGATGGTGCTTATTTAAGAATCATTCAAAATAGTTTTAAAAAACAAGGTAGTAGAGAAGTATTTGATCCTATTCAATTTGTTAAAGCTACAAATGAGGCTTTTAATGGAAGTGGAAAAAATGTTTCAAAACTTTTATTTACTCCCCAAGAACAAAAACAATTATTAGCTTTTGCAAAAGAAATTGAAAGCAAAATACCTAGAAAAACTTTTGTCAATGCTGATGAAGGTGCAAATGCCTTTATGGGTATTTGGAACTCTTTCGCAAGAAGTGCAGTTGGAATTGCAGGTTTTCAAACTTTTGGCATACAAGGTACTATTAGTGGAAGATTTTTATACGACTCTGTTGCAAAAAATAATGTTAAAGTTCAACAATTAAAAGAAATAGAAGAAGCTATATTTAAACTTGGAATACCAGAATCAAGTGGTGGTGCAGGTGTTGTTGATCAAGCAATAGAGAAAAGACCTATTTTAAAAAATGCAGAGGAAAATGTAACTTATAACGAAAAAGTTATACCTAATGCTTCAGCTTTAGAGGGTTATGGTGTTATTAAATCTTTAGATAGGTATAGATAATGGCCACTCAATCTCAAAAAAACTCTGAACAAATTATAAAATTACAAGGTGAAATAAAATTAATTCATAATAAAATTTCTGTAATTAAAGATAATCACTTGGCTCATTTAGATGCTAAAGTAAATTCAATTTATAAATTATTATGGGCAGTAGGATTGATAAGTCTATCAACCTTGCTCAATCTAATATCAAACCTAATAAGTTAAATAAAACTCAAAAAGGAACTATTGGAGAATATCAGTGTATAGCTGATTATACTAGACAAGGCTATTGGGTAGCCAAGTCATGTGATCCACAATGCCCTTTTGATTTAGTTTTGGTAAGCCCTGATGGGAAGATTGAACTTGTTGATATAAAAACAAATACTTACAGGAAGAATGTCAAGTCTTATAGGCGTAAGATTTGGAGAATACCCTCTGCCAAACAAAAAAAATTAGGAATCAAAATAGTAATGGTTGATCATGGAAACTAACTTATGGAGTTTAGATATGAATTATTATTTTACAGGTGTTTTGATAATACTTATGACGCTATTAGCGTTTTGCGTAAAACCAGCTAATTCAAAAATACAATATTTAAATTATGATTACAGAACAAACATCATTTAAAACAGATTTAAAAACTTTAGTAATGATAGCTGTTGGAATTTCAATAGCTGTGTGGACTTATGCAGAAATTAATTCAAGAATAATACACCTTGAAACATCTAAAGCATTGATGGAACAAGATTTACTTGAGGCCTCAACTCAAAAACCAATAGATCAAGAACAATTTATGTTAATTGAACACTTGGCTTTACAAGTAGAAAAATTAACTGAAAGAGTTGATGACATGATGCACAACAAAGTCATGATTAGTTCTATTGATAAAGATTTAGATAAAGCATTAAACGATATAGAAAAATTAAAAGATAGCGTTAGAGCAAATATTGGCAAACTTAATGGAGATCACTGATGGAACAAATGGTCATAGCTTTATTAATGCTAGTCAATAACGAAATTAAAGAAGCAAGATTACAACCTGATTTAAGTTCTTGCCTAAAAGGAAAAAGAATAGCCAACAGGGATGTTTCTAACAATGTTGAGTATAGATGTATTAAATCTAAAGCTGAACTTGAAACTAATATAGATGGCTCACAATCAATTAAGAAACTTATTTTAGAATAATGGATAAATATATAATTAAATTTTTAACAAGCATAGATAACTTTTGTAATTCTATTGCTAAACTTTTTGAATCTAAACCTAAAAAACGAAAAAAAAAGAAATGTAGAAATTGTCATTGTGGATGTCACTGCAAAGATGATTTGCACTCTCATCATTATGATGGTGATTTGTGTACTTGTTCAACCTGTAAATGTTAGGAATATATGCAGTTATCAAAACACTTTAAGCTAGAAGAATTTACTAAATCAATGGTGGCTACACGGAATGGTATAGATAATATGCCAGGATCTGGGGAAATAAAAAACCTAGAAAATGTGGCTTATGAAATACTTGAGCCAGTTAGAGCCAAGTTTGAAAAACCAGTTATTATAACAAGTGGTTATCGTAGCCCAAAACTTTCAGAGGCTATTGGATCAAAAACTACATCACAGCATTGTAAAGGAATGGCAACAGATTTTGAAATTATTGGAGTACCCAATATTCAAGTAGCTTATTGGATTGAAAACAACTGTGACTTTGATCAGCTTATTTTAGAATTTTATAAAAAAGGTGATGCAAATGCTGGTTGGATTCATGTGTCTTACAATGAAAAAGGTACTAATAGAAAACAAGTCTTAACATTTGATGGCAAGACCTATTCCAACGGACTACCAGAAATGGAATGGAAAGACGGAAAGGTAAAATCATAATGTGGTTAAGTGCAATTAAACTAGCTGTTCAAGCAGGTAGTCATATATATAAAAATAAACAAAAAACTAAAATGTTAATGGCAGATGCACAAATGCACCATGCTGAAAAAATGGCCAACGGTCAAGCAGAATATCAAGGAAAACTTTTAGAAAGTAGAAACTCTGACTGGAAAGATGAATTTATTTTGGTCTTACTGAGTCTGCCGATTGGAATGTTAGCATTTTCTGTATGGTCAGATAATCCAAAACACATGGAAAAGATGAATCTATTTTTTGAACATTTTGGTAATCTTCCGTTTTGGTATCAAACAATTTTTGTTGGTGTCATAGCTAGTGTTTACGGATTAAAAGCAACAGATTTAATTAAGAGAAAATAAGTGTGGTTAGTAACTAAAAAATTAATAGTCAAATTAAGAATGTTTTATGCAGATATAAGAGGCCATCATGGAAAAAGATGGGATTATGAGCCATCAGAACATTATTTAGGAAGAAAGAAAAAATAAATGGATTTTGTTTTAGTCATGGTTATTTGTAGTGTGATTGATGGAAACAAATGTCAACAAGTTCCTTTACCATTAGACAATTTTAAAGATCATTATGATTGTGTTTCATTCGGTTATGATTTTTCACACAAAATGATTTCTAATATGAGTAGAGAGTTTGTAAATAAACAAGGTGCTTACATGAAATTTGTTTGTGAAGAAATACCGAAAGTAAATACATAATGGCTGAATATCAAGGAAGAAAAGTAACACTCAATAAACCTTTTAGATTGCCTCAAGGTAGTTCTAAAAAGAGTGGTGTTTATGTAAAAAATCAAAAGACAGGCAAAGTTAATAAAGTTACTTTTGGTGATCCCAACATGAAGATCAGAAAAAACAATCCTAAAGCTAGAAAAAGTTATTTAGCTAGAAGTGGTGGGATTAAGACTAAAGGCCAAAAAACTCTATCTGCTAATTATTGGTCAAGAAAAGCATGGAGATAAATGGCAACTAAAAAATTATGGGCTAAACCTACAACTATAATTCAAGTAGGTGAATGTAGAGTATGTAATAAACCTATTACAAACGATATGAGTTTTTTAGCTTTTCATGACAAGACTCATGCTCATTTTGAGTGCGATAGAAAACAATACTTTAAACAACTAATAAAGGATAAGAATGAAAAAAGGTTACCACAAAACTAAATCTGGAAAAATTGCAAAAAAAGGTCTTTGGTTTAATGTAAATCGGAGAAAGAAAAAAGGTATTAGTCGGTCAAAAGCCAAAAGTACCATAAGTGCTAAAGCATATAGAACTTCATAGAATTTAAGAATAGGTGGCTCATATTATTATATGGCTTTGTTCTAACTTTGTTAGAGGGTTTGGGTGGGAAATTACATTTGATTTTACCTAGCATTGTGTTATCGTTTGATTCACATTGGTTATATGTAATGAATGTAAAAAAAATGAAAAAAAATATTAATTTTATACTTTTTCTAAAAAGAATAGGATTAAAGCTAGTTATTGGGGCTATACATTGATTAACAGTCAACTGCTCTACCAACTGAGCTACCGAGGAATAAACTTTTTAAACAATTATAAGGCTTATATATCTTTAATGATATGTAGGCCACTTTTTTTTACGGCTAAATATAAGGAAAAAGAATTTTTTTTTAAAAATTTATATCGAATCAATACTCTTAAAAAATATATTTTTATTATATTTTACAATAATAAAGGTTTATTGACTATAATTAAGGGTTTATTGACTATTGCAATTCGCTTATCATTCACATATAATCAGGTTATAAACAAGCGTATATAACATAAAGGAGAGATTATGGTTATGAAAATGAATACGATTGAAGGTCATAATGTTAGAGAACAAGAGGCCATTAGCCATGCTCAACATTATACTTTGGTTGACTACAAGCCTTTAGGAAAACAAAAGTCAACTGAATATAAAACTTTAGATGAGGCTATAACAAATGGAAAACTAATAGTAAGTAAAAACCCAAAAGCAAAGATACTTATTTATAGTGTTAAAGATACGAATTGGGCTTTACTTAAAACTATTAGAGAGGAGTAAAGAAAATGAGTACAAATAATGAAATAGAGAAGATTGAGAATGTATCAAGATCACTTGATATACTTGTGAGAAAAATGCACACTTTCAAAGATAAGCCTGACGCTGTATTTAAAACTAGCTTACCATTAATTGTCACTGATCTTTGTAAGAGTTGGAATGAATTAATTAAAAATGAAAATATAGGAGAGAGAAATGAGCCAAGAGAATACCCCCCAGAAAATAGAATATAATAATATTGAGCCTGTTGAAATAGATGGCAAAACTAAATGGAGAATTGCTTATACAGGTAGAGATAGTAAGCCTAAATTTTTAACAAGAATAAATAAAAAAGATTTAAAGTTAGCTATTGTTGATAAGATTGAAGAAGAAGGTTTTATTAAAACCAATTCTAAATCTTGGTTTTATGTTCAAGCATACGAACTATGGTACAATAGACAATTATATAAAGAAAAGAATTATGGAAAGCCTTCCAAGAGTTGTCTTAAAGATTATGATAGCTTTTATAGAAATCATATATTTCCACACTTTCAAAGCCAAGACATAAGATTAATTGATAAAAATAACATAGTTGATTTTGTAGATAATTTAGAGGAGAAAGTTAATAATGGTCAAATCAACTCTAAAACATTAAGTAAAATTTATAATGTATTTAAAACAATTATAGATTATTCAGTTAGTAAAGATAAAATTAATAAAAACCCTTGCAACTCTCAAGATTTTTTATCTGACATTGAAATATACAATAGAGAGTTTGATCCAATAGATTTTGATTATTGGACAATAGATAAAATAGTTCAACTAATAGAACTAATTCCTCATCCTCAAGTTAAATTATTATTTTTTATTATGTTAGAGACAGCTTGTAGGCCAAGTGAGGCTAGAGGTCTTGCTAGACATCATTTACATTTAGACTCTAATCAAGGTGCTTACATAACTATAAATAGTGCTGTAAAAAGAAATGGAACTTTAGGACTACCAAAAACTAAAGGTGGTAAAAGAGATTTAATTATTTCTTCAAGTTTAAGAGATAGATTAAGAAAATATGTAGATGAACTTCCAAAAGATCAAAATAGTCTATTTAAAAGTAATCTTAATCAATACATAGCTTTAAAGGTACTTATTAGCCATTTAGACAAGGCTTTAGCTAAAATGCGATTGCAACTACCTATTAATCGGAAGTGCTACTTTTTCCGCCACTACACAGCGACTTTGTGGGCTAAAAATAAAAAATACACAGATCCAATGGACTTGGCAAAAGCACTTGGAGATAAAGACATAAATTTTGTTAATCGTACCTACATCAAGCCTTATGAAACAAAAAGTTTGGAGTTAGACAAAAGCGATTGGCAAAATCAACAATTTAATTATTAGGAGAGATATGACCACAAAAAGTAATTTATATGTTTATAGGATTAAATTTGGCAATAAAAGAACAAAAAAAATAAAACTTAAAAAGTTTATTAATGCTGTAAATAATATGAGTTTTTCACAAAAGTTTTTTATAAATGAAAAAGATGCAAAGCAATTTGTTAAAAATGTGGAGTCTATTAAAAATGCTTGAGGCTTTTATAATTATAGAGTTGGTGGCAATTACTTATTATTTAATAACTAATTAAGCGTACCAATATTTATCGTAGTTCTCTTTATCATAGAGGACTACATCCCATTCTATTTTTTTTTTAATACTTTTTTTTGCAAATTCTCTAGCCTCTTTGTCCGTTGAGAAAACAACATTAGTGAATGAAGTGAATTTATCTTTAGGCTTATGAATTATAAAATACATATAAAAGAGAGAGAGGAATTAACAATAAGAGAGCTAAATAATGAAACCTCTCCCTCTCTATTTACAACTTATGTAAGCTAATTTAAATCCTTACTTGTAGGACTATTATCAAGTTGCTTACTTTCACTTAACAATTTTTCATCATCACACATATCAAGAGTGAATGTAGTATTTTGGCCAACATGAAGATCGTAAATGTTTGTAAATGAATCCAATGGAATATTTAAAAACTTACTAGCCAAAACCATTTTTAAAGTACACATAGTATTTGAGCCTTTTTCATATTTTTGAACTTGCTGAAAAGTACAATCTAATTTTTTACTTAATTCAGTTTGAGTGCATGGTCTTATTCTTTCTTTATCACTACCATCTATAATTATTTTTCTTCCTAGCCTTGCTTGTTTTAATCTTTTACCAATAGCTATATTTATTTCTTGTTGTTTGCTTGTTAAAAAAAATGATTTTTTATTGTTTCCCATCTTCTTTCTCTCCTTGTTTTAATTTAACTCTTGATTTTTCTAATTTAATGTCAATGACATCTACTTTAGCATTTTCACTTGGTTTATTTGATGAGTGGGCTTTCTCCACTGTTTCAAATTCTTCTTCAAACTTTGCATTAATTTCATAAAAAGATTCTTTAATAGCTTTGCTCATTAATGGACTTTCATTGTTGGATATTCTTTGTTAAAATGTAAGGTTGGAATTAAATTAACTTGTTTTCTTGATAATCTAATCTTTCTATGAGCTGACTTACCTTTAGAAATTAATCCTAACTTAAATAACTCTCCACATATTGCACCTGCTCTAGCCCTAGAAAAATTATGCGACTCTGCAATTTCTTTATAGGTAGGACTAAATTTTTTTTCTTGAGTAAAATTATTTATGTATTGGAGAACTTTCCATTTAATTTCACTTAAATAAATATAATCTTTATTCATTATCATCCTTCTTAAATAAATTTGTGACATTCTCTTTGGTTTGTTTTACATCCATTCCATCATCTTTTAAGGCTTTGAGGTAATTCAACAATTTTTTCAAGTACCACAAGCATTTTTCTAAATCCATAATGATACTATCTACTGATGTTCCATGCTTTGCACCAAAACGAAAAAGGTGCTTTAGACCAGCACCCTTTAAGTAACCAATATTTTCCTCATGGGTTTGTTGAGATAAAATGGCATCACAAGTTGGTATGGCCTTTTTATAATGAGGTGGATTAACACTTTCGTTATCCATTAAAACGGAGCCTCATCTTGACCACCTTGCTCACCTTGTTCACCTTTAACATAAGGTGGTTTAATTTTTCCACTCATGTCAGGTTGTCCTTCTTTTGTCTTATTTGTATTAAGCCAAATAGCTACATCTTTTGCTTTGCCATCTACGGTCATCTTGCCCTGGTAATGTGGATAAGCCTTACCTGCAACATCAGTATCTCTTTTTTGTCTTTTCCATAACGCCAAACTATTATCGTATTTATCGTCAGCCATCTTATTTCCTTCCTTGTATTTGTGTTTTAAGTTTATTGTATTCTTGCTCAACTCTTAATTCCTCAAGAGGATCAAGGGCTATTTGTTTAAGTTCATCTAAATATTCATTTGATAATGATTGAATCCCTTGCTCAAATTTATTGACACCTACGGAGTGCTTTGCTTGTTCTTTAAGTTTAGCAATCCATTCATTAGCTACTATTTTTGTATCTTTAGTAGGTGTTGGAATATTTTTTATTACTTTTTTTACTTGTTTAGGTGGCTCTCTATCTTTAATAAAATCCTCTATTTCTTCCGCGGTAGCGATCTCATTACCCATAAAACCTAATATACTTAAGGCTCTACCAACGCTGACTGTTTGAGCCTTTTCAAACTCTTTATCTCTATTTAGCATTTGTTTTGATTCACCAACGCTTAATTCTTTGCCATCTAATAAAACACTTGCTCTAAATTTACTAGAGCCATTGGCCAACTCACTACTAAAAGTTACAATTTGTAATCTATTTCCAAAATATTCTCTTACAAATTTTATACGATAAGGAACTGTAAGGTATTCCCCTTTAGCACCTAGCTTTACATAATCGCTTTGCTTAATTCCATTTTTAAATTCTTGTATTGCACTCTCCAATGTTTTTTCTTTACTCATAGTTGTCCTTTATCTCTCATTTTTTTGGTTGGGTTTGTTATTTGTTCTTGTAGTTCTTGAATTTTTTTATCTTTGTCTTGAATTTCAACTCTTAATTGGCCATTCTTTTTTTGATGAGCATCATTAATTGTTTCCAAATCTTTAATTCTTTGGCGTAAAGGTTTTATAATTCCTTGATCATTCATAATATCCTCTAAATCTTTGAGTAATTTCTTTTGGGAAACCCTTCCACCAAAAACCATTTTTTCTTATTTCACTAAAGTCAGGCTTACAAAGTAAAGCCAAAACTTTTGGATCACCATTGGCAAACTCTAATTTCTTTTCCCAACATCTTTGATATAAAACTAATTCGTTATAATATTTTTCAAGATTATCTTTTTGTAATTCCTCACAATTATCAGGAGTAAAAAGTTTTCTATCATAATCACTTGCATAAGTTAAAAAGGGGATATGGTTTGGTAAAACTTTTTGATATAAGGCAATTTGAAGGCAATCACTATGAAATGGTTTGGTCGGACATTTCTTTTTTGTGTAAGACAATCCTTTTTTTGTAGTCATTACAGTTCCAAAAACATTTTTAATATCTCCAAAATAAGACTTCATTGTTTGATCAACTGCAGCACCAATTAAATCTACATAACATAAAAAATAAGTTTGGATTCTTCCTTGCTCATCCCAATGGGTAAATTCTTTTTCTTCTTCCCATTCTTGCTTTGGTAATTCATTAATATTATCTATGTGATTTTGAGAAATTAAATTTCTATTTTTAACTATGTTCTCAAATTTAAAACCATCTTTTTCATCAGTTGGTGTATAGTTTTCTATTCTTTCAACAATTTTTTCTATCATGATATTTCCTCAAGTTTTATTTTTTTAACTAAATGGGCTTGAACAATTTCATGAATCAAAGTTCCACCTTCAAATGAAGATGATTTTGGCATATTCATTTTTTCTTTAGTGGTCATTACGATATAATTTCTAAATCGTATATCTTCTGGAATTGTATTTTGTGATTTGGAAGTGTGTTTTAAATTAAATTTTTTATAACAGTCACCTATTATTTTGATTCTCTTGCTCATCCAAGAGTAATAAGCTAATTGATATTAAAAGTCAATTCACTTAATACTCAATGATAAGTGTCAATAATCGTAATATTGTGGGAAAGACGAATATTCAATTTGTGATGACCATGACAAATTAATATCTTCAATCAAGGGTTGGATTGTTTTACCTGTTGATGAAGATTTATCTAAAATATCATATCTTCCATTACTTCTAGGCTCTAAAAAACCTATCCAAATAATTTTAGTTTTTTTATCTTAAGCCAAACTAAATTTATTATCAGCCCCAAAATGAACAAACTTTCTAGGTTTAAATAATCTTATCATTCCATTTGATATAGGATTTTTTGAAGTAATTGCATGATAACCATTATATCTTGATGGAACACCAACTTTTTTCATTTCATTTTTTTTAAATAAACCAACTTGAGCATTACTATAACTTGCCCCAACTATATTAATATAATTTGATTCTCCTAAAAAATAATTAGGTGAAATAAAAAAATCTCCATTAGTTCTATGTTTGTTAAAATATTTAGATAAATCTTTTGCTAATTGAAAATGATCATAATATTTAGGTGCATTTTTAGGTTTATTAATTAACCTAGATATTTTAACTTCCATGTTAGCCCATTCTTTTTTTGGGTAAGTATCTTTAATAAAGTCTTGAGTTGTTTTTTTATATTTACTTTTTAAAAGTTCTAATCCTTCTTTTCTAAAATCATTATTATTCATATTGTTTGGACTATACATTATATCCAAATAATTAATTTCTTTTTTATTATCCATTTATTGACATTACATTGACTTAATAATGGTTGTCAACTTGTTTAAGATTGGTTTATAAATAACTTACGATTCATAATTAAATTTAAAAATTAATAATGATAAAAATGAGAGAAAACATAAGTAAAATCAAGGTTTTTAGACCATCATTTAATAAAGTTAAAATTAATTTTTTAAAAATTTTCTTCTTTAAAACAGTTCTAAACTACAAATTCAACAAAATTCCCCAACAAGTTTTATTTTTTTTCAGCTTATTTAGTAGGCCTAACGAATCAAAACACAAATTATTGATATGAGTATTTTTTTTTTAATACTAGGTGTTGCAAGTGCTGATGTAAATCCAGCCATGCACTTAATTAAAATTCCTATATCGCAAGGTGTAAAAAAAATAACTTGTGATCAAGCATTTGAGAAAAATACAAAGTTTGTAGAAAATCCTAATTACAAAGAAGGCAACGGAGAAGTGTGGGGTTACTATGTTTATGAAGGTAAGCCAATTTTTTTACATTATTGCAAAGACAAAGATGGGAATTGGGTTAGATGATAGAAATAAAATTAGACCTATATGAGTTAATGATTACTTCTCAAAATGGTTTGATGAGAGTCTATGAATCAATGCGTCTTGGTCATGATTGGGGGCATGGATTTAAAGGTAGTCTTAATGAAAAAATTGCTAAATCAATAAGTGGATCGCAAGCAGAATTAGTGGTTGCAAAATATTTACAAATTGAACACACTTACCATGTCAATCATGGCAACAATGCCGATCTTATATTTCATGACACTCATTTACAAATACGATCTCAATTACCAAAAAAAAATAATAGTCTAATTATTAGACCTCAAGGAAGTAAGGTAGGGGAGATTTATATTTTAGTCATAGACAAAGCACCGATCTTTGAAATTCATGGTTTTGTAAATTCAACTTATGTATTGGGAAGTGAAAAATACTTAACTGATTTTAATATTCCTAATAGGCCTAAATGCCATGCGATCCCAATTAATTTATTAACGCCAATAGACTTACTAAAAAATGGGGCTTGGAACTAATGGCAAATAAAATAAATATTTTTGGTGATATTAGAGTTTGTTCAAAATGTGGTGATCCTGCTGATGTGGTTGAAAAGGGAACTAATTATTGTGCAGATTGTTTAAGTCGTAAATGGACTGGTAAAAATATTAATACATTAACAAAAGAAGTTATTGAAGATGACACTTTACTAAAGGTGGTTAAGCCATGATTCCTTTTCCTAAAAAGAAATACGATATAATTTTGGCAGATCCCCCCTGGTATTTTAAAAGTTATTCAAAAAAAGGAGAAGGAAGAAATGCTACAAAACATTATCCATGTATGGAATTTAACGATCTATTGGATCTTGATATTAACAGTATTGCTAGTGTGGATTGCGTATTGTTTATGTGGGTTGTTGATCCTTTACTTGAGAAATCTTTTGAGCTTATTAAAAAATGGGGTTTCACCTATAAAACAGTTGCTTTTACTTGGGCTAAAAAAAATAAAACAAATGATAACTTGTTTATGGGGCTAGGTTATTGGACAAGATCAAATCCAGAAATGTGTTTGTTGGCCACTAAAGGTAAGCCAAAAAGATTTTTTAAAAATGTAAAACAATTAATTATTGATAAGCGTAGAGAACACTCAAGAAAACCAGATTGTTCAAGAGATAGAATAGTTCAATTATGTGGAGATAAACCAAGAATAGAACTCTTTGCTAGACAAAAAGTAAGTGGTTGGGATAATTGGGGTAATCATTTTGAGTGATGATAAGCAAAACAATTTGTTTGGCCAAGAGGAGATACAAGAGGATTGGCGTAAAGAGTGGGATGGGATGCCTGAGTTTGAGCAATATCCTAAAGAGGCTTATCACAAAATTATTGTAAGGTTTGATAGTGAGGAAGAACTTCAAAATTTTGCCAAACTTATAGGGCAAGATATAAATAATAAAACTAAAAGTATTTGGCATCCAAAACTTAAATTCGCAAATCATTTTAACAAAAGGTACTTGGACAAAGATGAATCCTAAATATCCAATTTATGTAGTTTCTAAAGCTAGATGGGATAGTAGGCTGACCGTTAAGTCTTTAGAGAGAATGAAAGTTCCTTATTTTGTAGTAGTAGAGGAACAAGAGCATGAACAATATTGTAGCGTCATTGATGAGTCTAAAGTTTTAATATTAGATAAACAATTCCAAAAAGATTATGACATATTTGATGATGAAATTGGCAAGGGCAACGGCACAGGGCCAGGCGCAGCAAGAAATTTTTGTTGGGAACACTCCATAAGTAATGGTCATAAAAAGCATTGGGTTATGGATGACAATATTTATGATTTTTATAGATTAAATCGTAATGCTAAAAACATAGTACAAACTGGGACAATATTTAAAGCTGCAGAAGATTTTCATGATCGGTACGAAAATGTTAAGATAAGTGGATTTAACTATTGTAAGTTTTGTATAGCTAGTGAGAAATATCCACCCTTTTTGTTTAATACAAGAATCTATTCAACACTATTAATAGATAACTCTACTAAATATAGATGGAGAGGAAGATATAACGAAGATACTGATTTGTCTTTAAGGGTTTTAAAAGATGGAGATTGCACCCTTCAATTTAATGCTTTCTTACAAGAGAAGGCTACTACACAAAGGATCAGTGGCGGTAACTCAAAAGAATTTTATGATGAAGAAGGAACTATGAATAAATCAAAAATGTTAGAAAAAATGCACCCTGATGTAGCTAAAGTTGTATGGCGTTTTAATAGGTGGCATCACTTTGTAGATTATTCACCTTATAAAAAGAATTTACCAATTAAAAAGAAAGATCTGATTACCCCCATAGGAGTCAATAACTATGGCATGGTGTTAAAGGAGATTTCTTTATAATGGCTTTTGAAAAATTTGATAAATTATTATTAAACAATAAGGTTTTAAATAGTCATGAGAAATTAATCTATTTAATTTGTTATTCTTTTCGTAATGCCCCTCATGGATGTAGGATAAGCCATAAATACCTTATGCAAAGAACAGGGATAGGGTGTAGAAGGACATTAACGAAGTTTTTGGATAGACTTACCCTATTTGGCCTTCTTGCTAGAAAGCAGGTGGATAACGGCACCAACCATTATGTTTTTGATAAAGAAAAGATGCAAGAATATATTCAACATAATACTAATAAGCGTAGAAAGATTGCATTAGCTAAAAAGAAAAAAAACAATCCACAAATTAATAAACAAATTGGGAATGTTATCAACATGGTTAAAAAATAAAGTGAATTGGGTGTGGGGATTTACCTTTTTGGGTGTATCAAAATACCCTCTTAATATAGACATAGTTATATATACTTAAGGAAGTAAATTAAATGACAACTTATATAGATAAAAATATAATTGCTAAAGCAATTACTAATATTGCAAAGAAAAAGAATTTTAATTACTCCAACGCTATTGAGAAAAGAAAAAAGAATTACAAAGCCTACAAGGAGTCAAAGACAAATAGAGAATTACAAAAGAAACTATCAAAAGATAGATTTAACACTTACCTAGAGGAGAAGTATAAGAATGATAACTAATTTTTTAACCATAGACCAATTAGATAGATTTTTAAGTGTTGCTAGTTTTGTTGATGGTAAATTACCAAAAGTGTCTAATAGAAGGACTCCTTCAATGTTTAAAGTTATTGATGATTTATATGGAATTGGAGAAACTAAAGAAACGATTCAAAATTCCAGTTACTCCTATAAGGGTAAAATGAAGATTGTCCTAACTTCTAGGCAAATTACTATATATGATTTTGTGGCCACCGTTATGCTAGACGCTACAAAGGAAGATAGAGAACTTATATATTTGAGGAACTTTCCACATAGAAAGTCTTATAGGGAACTTAAAAAAATGTATTTGGATGTTAGCCATGAGAAACTACGGTATATGTATCTCAAGGCCTTAAAAAGCGTTTGTAGATACGCAAATAAAGACCTTAAGAAATATATTTAATTTAATTTATGTTTTGTTTTTTCTATCCAATTAATTAGCTTATTTGAGGCATTAGAGTCTATATACCAATCATCAACACCACCATAAAGGTCTAAACCTCTATTTTTAATAGAGCCATAGCCATCTTTACCTAATAAGGTGTTCATGTAATACTTGGCTACTTGTTGACCATATTTACTAAAAAAAGGTTTATCTTTATATCTTAAATCATAAAAGGTAATATATTTTGCTTTCCCTTCCTTACTCAAGATTACATTAAAAGAAATACCCTTATCATTGGTAATCTTTTTTCTATATTGTGGATTCTTTCTTGGTCTTTTGTCATACCTTAAATCATTTGGATCAACTAATATTGACATCATTCTCTCCTTTTTCTATGTTTTCACTTCCACAACTAGCACAAACTTCACTCATTTGTGAGAGATCATACCAACTATAATTTTTTGAATTATCAAAATCTTTTAACAAAGTTCCTTCTTCACTACTACAATCTTTACATTTATTCATCTATCTCTCCTATTGTTATGATAATCAATTATTTCATTAGTTCCTTTTATGCCTAAATAGGCCATAAGGCCTATAAGGGTGAATCCTAATAATAAAAATATGATCATTTATGCCTCACAATCTAAAAATTGATTGAATTTAAAAGTACCCATTGTGAAGAAGTTGCTTTCATGACTATCATTCAAAAAGGCTTTTAATCTTCTTGATTGTCTTTCAATGGTTGTAAATGTTTTTTTAGCTTTAATTGAGTCGTTGTCATAACCACAATTATCACAAAAATCATTAAATCCATCCCTTGAACAACTATAATCACTTCTTAAACACTCAAGAACACCACTAGCCGTAGGTTCTCTATCTATTCCATAACCTTGACTAAAAAATATAGTCATTTGCTTATGACCATATCTAGTGTCTAAATGATTACCTTTTAATTTGTATTTTCTTTTTAAAGTGACTTTGTAATGATTCATATCTTGTCTTTCCATGTGAGGATTTGAATCACTATACTCATTAACAATAGTAATATTATTATCTTTAACAAAATCATCTATTGTATTTGTTTTTTCTAGGTTTTTAAAAGTTTGTTCAACTATATTTGAACTTTCTTTTAATGATTGTTTTTCTTGTTCTCTTGTCATGTTGCTCTCCTTTTTATTTATATTAATTGACATATCATTGACATTAAGTTGATTATTGATGAGAGTCAATTAACTTTTTTAATTATTTGACAAATAAAGATTTAATGATGTAAAAAGGGATACACTACATCTAGTAAGGTTTTTTCATTTACCACAATTAGAAGTAGGTTATATATAAGGGCTATTTAATAGTCTTTGATTCTCTCTCTCCAATTACTACAAAATGCCCTTATATGCTTTAATATTTAGATTCTATTGGCCTTAATTGGTGTAATTTAAGCGTTTTAAACACTTTCCTACACTTTAGACCAAACTTAAATTTCTCTCTATTTTTATAAAGAGGAACTATATTAACCTTAAACATAGAATAAGGTTTCATTAATTGTTTGTTCATTTTTCTCTCCTTGATTCGAATTAATAAAGAATCATAAGATACTTATAAGTCAATGATAACTCAATTACAACCCATTAAAAACATAAGAAATATGGCAAATAAAACAAAATTTAAAAAAGAAGTAATCAAGGACATCATGGAAGAATTGGCTATTGGTCAATCTATTCGGTCATGTTTATCTCCACAAAATAAGAAGGAAGATAGGCCTTGTTGGGCTACATTTAGATCATGGATGAATAATATCTCCAAATATCCAACATTACGCCAAGATTATGAAAAGGCAAAACAAGACGGAATCGAATACCTTCTTTCAGATGCACAGGAATTGATAAATGAAAGCCTTATTAATAGTAAAACAAAAGAAAAAACAGATTTAGGTCAAACTCATTTAGTTAAGGCTTATATTGATCTAGCAAAGTGGAAATCAGAACGATTAGCACCGAAATATTACGCTAAAAAGGACAGTTTGGCTTTAATTGGTGATGATAAGAGTCCTCTTGTTGTTAAGTGGGATAAGTAAAAGTATTGTTTTATATGAATAAATATTAATATTATCCGTAGATTACGCAAACCTAACACATGAACGCTTATAGTTGTAATTTCTATAAAAAATGTGTGACATAAATGCAACATCTATATTGATTAGATACAATTATTAAATAAACATTGATTTTATTGGTGTTTTGATAAAGGTTTAATGACTAACAATCATTTTCCCATTATTTACTAGGGTTTTGGGGGGTTTTGTGAGAAGGCCACACACCGAAATAATTTTGAGCCTAGCTTAAAAGTTTAGGGAAGTTTCACACAAATAGATTAACAAATTTACATAGGAGAAAAAATGGCTGGAAAAGACATTAGCGAAGAAGAAAAAAAGAAAAAATTAAAAAAGCTACAAGACATGAGTAAAAAAGAAGTAGCTAAAAACATGGAGTCTATGAGAGGCACTATATCCGACAAAGAATTAGAACTTTTTAAAGCATTATTACCAAACTAAAATGAAAAAATTTGATGATAAAAAAATGGGTTATACGGCTATTGTTTATGTGATGGAGTCCACTAATAGTGTGATTGTTCACTTTGATGGTTTTAATAACCTTAAAGAATGTAATTTCTTTTCTCATCAAATAATGAATGATTTAGGAATAGAATCTTTATCAACCTTACCTCATGGAGAAACACTGCATTAGGGGGGGTTTGTTTTAAAAATGCCAAATATTACTATTCCATATAGACCAAGAGAATTACAAAATTTTTTGCATAAAAAAATTGATATGCACCGTTTCAATGTTCTTGTCCTTCACAGAAGGGCTGGAAAAACAGTAGCCATGATCAATCACATGCTAAAGGATGCCTTAACTAATCCTTTGCCTAACTCAAGATATGTGTTTCTATCGCCGACTTTCAAACAAGGAAAGCTGACCGCATGGGATTATATAAAAACATACGCTGGAAAAATTCCTGGCGTTAAGTTTAATGAGTCAGAATTAAGATGCGATCTACCTAATAAAAGTAGGATTACAATATTAGGTGCAGAAAATGATCAAGCGATCAGGGGAATAAGTTTAGATGGATGTGTATTTGATGAAACTCAAAGCATTAAACCTACTATATTTCCAGAGATTATAAGACCTGCATTAGCAGATAGAAAAGGTTGGTGTGTATTTATCGGAACACCAAAAGGTAGAAACTACTTCTATCAATTATATCAAAATGCTAAAGAAACTAAAGATTGGTACTCATGCGTTTTCAAAGCTAGTGAAACAAAAATTTTAGACCAAGAAGAATTAGACGCTGCAAAAGGCGTTATGTCAAAAGACTTGTATGAGCAAGAGTTTGAGTGTTCATTCAATGCTGCGATCACAGGATCGTATTATGGAAATATTTTAGAAGGTCTAGCAAAAGAAGGTAGAATAGGGGATGTTCCTTTTGATGATAACCTTGATGTAGAAACCTGGTGGGATTTAGGGCTGAACGATAGCACTTCAATATGGTTTGTTCAAAAGCATAAAGGTGAAATAAGATTAATAGATTATTATGAGAATAGTGGATTTGGTTTAGATCATTATATTGATGTTTTAAATAATAAACCATATTCAGAAGATTACTCAAAACACATAGCCCCTCATGATATTAAAGTTAGGGAACTAGGAAATTTTGGAAAATCAAGATTAGATAGTGCTTTAGAATTAGGTATTCATTTTGAGGTAGCACCAAAAGTAAGTGTTGAAGATGGTATAGAGGCAGTAAGAAAAAACTTACAAAATTGTTGGTTTGATAAAAGTAGATGTGGCACAGCCGTTGAATACTTGAAAGCATATCAAAAAAGATATGATGATAAAAACCAAACATTTAGAAATAAACCTTTACACAATTACGCCTCACACTGCGCAGACAGTTTTAGAACTGGTATTGTAGGGCAAGGATTACAAACTTCTGATTGGAGTGAAGAAGTTCCAATAGAAACAAATTATATAGTTTAAAAAATATGGCAAAAATATCAGAAATAGAATTAAGAGGAATAATACAAAGTGAAATAGACAATGCTCAAGGTTATATGGGTGGTGCGTTATCGGCAGGCCGAAAGAAATCTCTTGAGTATTATATGGGAGATAAATTAGGTACAGAGATTGATGGTCGTAGCCAAGTGGTAAGTACAGATGTAGCTGACACTATTGAAACTATTTTACCTAACTTATTAAGAATATTCACAGGTAGTGATAGAGTAGTTAAATGTGAGCCTGTAAGACCAGAAGATAAACCTCTATCTGTTCAAGCAACTAACTATATTAACTATATTTTTAACAAAGATAATAATGGTTTTTCTATCCTTTACACATGGTTTAAAGATGCTCTTTTAGAAAAGAATGGCATAGTTAAAGTTTATTGGGATGATAGCGAAAAGGTTGAGCAAGAAACTTACGAAAATTTAAATCAACAAGAATATCAATTATTAATTAATGATGAGAATGTTGAGATAGTTGAAGAAGAGTCTTTTGAAGATCAAAACGCTAAAGAGCAAATAGAATTTGCAAAAAAAATGGCAGAGGCTCAAGGCCAAGTAGTTGAAGAAATTCCTACTCCAATGCTTTATAATTGTAAAATTAAAAGAACATCAAAAGGTGGTAAAGTTAAAATAGAAAATATTCCACCTGAAGAATTTTTAATTCAAAGAACAGCAAAGTCTATTGATGAGGCTTCTTTTGTAGCTCACAAAGTTACTAAAACTAGAAGTGAACTTATTGAAATGGGTTACGATAGAGATATTGTAGAGGATCTTCCAACAACTAATAATATTTTATTAGATGATGAAAGATTAACTAGGTATAGCGATATTGATGAAACACCTTTTAATGATGCACCTGATGAATCGACTCAAGAGATAGAAATTTTTGAGTGCTATGTTAGAGCCGATATGGATGGTGATGGCGTAGCCGAATTAAGAAAAGTTATTGTAGCTGGTGAAGGTGGATATACAATTTTAGAAAACATGGTTTGCGACTCCATACCGTTTTGTAGTTTAACACCAATTCCTATGCCACACAGATTTTATGGAAGAAGTGTTGCAGAGTTAGTTGAAGATGTTCAATTAGTTAAATCTACAGTGATGAGACAGTTGTTAGATAATATGTATTTAACAAATAATAATAGAGTTGCTGTAATGGATGGCATGGTTAATTTGGATGACTTATTAACTTCAAGACCAGGGGGTGTTGTAAGAACTAAACAACCACCAAGTCAAGTAATGATGCCTATGCAATCGCAATCATTATCTCAACAAGCCTTCCCATTATTAGAATATTTAGATACAGTTAGAGAGTCTAGAACAGGGGTGACTAGATATAATCAAGGCCTTGACGCAGATGCGTTAAATAAAACTGCAACTGGTGTAAATGCACTAATGACACAATCTCAAATGAGAATGGAATTAGTCGCTAGAGTGTTTGCCGAAACTGGTATTAAAGATTTATTTAGAAAAATATTTGAATTAACTTGTAAGTATCAAGACAAAGAAAGAATTGTAGAATTAAACAATCAATTCATTCCTGTAAAACCTACGGAATGGAGAAATAGATTTAACATATCAATTACTGTTGGTTTAGGCACAGGAACTAATGATCAACAAATAATGATGATGAATAATATTTTGGAAAGACAAATTCAAGCGTTCCAATTACAAGGTGGGAAAGAGTACCCAATGGTGAGCCTAAAAAACATTTACAATAGTTTATCTAAAATTATTGAAAATGCTGGTCTAAAAAATGTGGATAATTATTTTGTTGATCCAGATCAAGGAAAACAAATGATGCCACCACCTCAACCTCCAGAGCCTACACCTATTGAGAAAATAGAATTTACTAGAATTGCAAGTGAAGAAAAACGAAAAGTTGCAGAATTAGAATTAGAATTGAAAAAGATTAAGAGTAATAACGCTATGGAAATTTTAAATTTTGAAACAAAAATTAAAGACATGGAGTTAAAATATAAAACACAATTAGACTCTTCTAAAATTAAAGCTGACGCTGATATAAATAAAATTATTTTAGGTGGTGAAGTTAAAAGTTTAATGGATGCTGAAAAATCTACAAAAAATTTACAACAAGAAATTGAAGGTTTAAATGGACAAGATGCAGGAAGGCAAACTCCACCAAGAAGTGAGCCAATCCCAAAAGGCTAAAGAAGTATTGGACAACCCCTCTTTTAAAGAGGCCTTTGATAAGTTAAGAAATTTATATTCAACTAGCTTATTAAATACAGGAACTAACGAAACTGAAACTAGAGAAAAGCTATGGTTAGCTTATCAAGTTTTAGGAAAAGTAGAACAACACTTTAGAGAAATTATAGATACTGGAAAACTAGCCTCAAAACAATTAGAGGATTTTAGAGCCACTATTGAAAAACAAAAATTCTAAACAATCAAGTTTAGGATAAGTCAACCTCATAAGAGGAACTTAACTTAAAAAGGAAAATATATGTCAGACAATGGTAATCCATTACAGGAAAGTCAAACTGATTTAGATAAAGCACAATCTGCACTAAATGGTTTATTAAATCCAAAAGAAGAAGAAACTATTGGACAACAAGAGCCACCAAAAGAAGAAATTAAACAAAATTCTCCTGAACTACAAAATGAGGAATCTCAAGAAGATCAACCTCAAGAACAGGAAATAAAGGAAGAAGAAACAGAGGAAACTGAAAAAGAATCCGAAGAAGAAACTTCCGAAGATGTATCTGATGAAGAACAAGAGATTGATACTCAAGAGAAACCAGATTCCCCATCTTACAAAGTAAAAGTAAATGGACAAGAATTAGAAGTTACACTTGATGAGTTGAGAAACGGTTATTCAAGGGATGCTGACTACAGACAAAAGACTGAATTACTTTCAAACGAAAGAAAACAATTTCAATCTGAGTCTGAAAAGCAAAGACAAAACTATTCTTTAAAACTTAATGAATTGAATAATTTGGTCAAGGATGCTCAACAGCAAGTAGATCAAGAAATAAGTAATGATGATTTAGAAAAGCTGTACGAAGATGATCCAACAGAAGCTATGAGGGTTGAAAGAAGAATAAAAGTTAAGAAAGAAAAACTTAACGAAGCTCTTAAAGTTACTCAAGCTGAACAACAAAAACAATTTGATGAATATTTAGGAAATCAAAAAAGTAAGCTAATTGAAAAATTGCCTGACTTTGCTGATCCTACTAAAGCAACAAATTTAAAATCATCTATGAGAACTTACTTGAATGATTTTGGTTTTAATGACCAAGAGATAGGACAAGTTTATGATCATAGAATATTGTTGTTGGTGAATGATGCTATGAAATATAGAAATTTACAAAAAGCAAAACCAAATATTGCTAAAAAGATTTCTAAACCTTCAAGGCCATTTTCTTCTGGAGTTAAAAAAGATCAATTTATAATTAATTCAAAAGCAAGAAAAGAAAAGTTGAGTCGTCTAAAAAAATCTGGAAGTGTCAATGATGCGACTAGCATATTTTTAGATATGATTAATAACAAATAACTCAACAATAAGGACATAAACCTATGACACAAGTTACAGGAACTTACAGTACTTATGACGCTAATGGACAAAGAGAAGATCTGTCTGACATAATATATAATATTAGTCCGACCGATACTCCGTTCATGTCAGGTATTGGTAAATCAAAAGCGACAGCCGTTCTGCATGAATGGCAAACAGACGCTTTAGCTGCAGCTGCAAGTGATAACCACCAAATTGAAGGTGATGAAATTGCTTTCGCTGCTCCTACAGCAACAGCTAGAATAAATAACAGAACTCAAATTTCAAGAAAATCTGTTATTGTTTCTGGTACTTTAGATTCAGTATCTAAAGCAGGTAGAAATAACGAACTTGCTTATCAGATATCAAAAGCGTCTAAAGAACTAAAAAGAGATATGGAAACTACTCTTTGCCACAACCAAACACATCATGCAGGTAGTGATACTGCAGCTAGAAAATTATCTGGCCTTCCAACTTGGATTCAAGCCAATACTAATAAAGCTGCGAATGGTGCTAATGGTCAAAGTGGTGGAAATGATACTCCAGGTCATGCAAGAACAGACGGCACTCAAAGAGCCTTCACAGAGGCACAACTAAAAGATGTTGTGAAACAGTGTTGGGATAATGGTGGTGATCCTTCTATGATCATGCTTGGCTCTTTCAACAAACAAAAACTATCAGGCTTTACTGGTGGCTCAACTAAAATGACTCAAGCAGATGACAAAAGACTTGTTGCTGCAGTGGACATTTATGAGTCAGACTTTGGTGCTATGACAGTTGTACCTAACAGATTCTCAAGATCAAGAGATTGTTTCGTACTATCACCAGATATGTGGTCAGTTGCTTTCTTAAGAGATTTCAAACTTATGGATTTAGCTACTACAGGTGACGCTGAGAAAAAAGCGATTGTTGTTGAATACACACTAACTAGCAAAAACGAAAAAGCTAGTGGTGCAGTATTTGATTTAACAACTGCATAATCAATTATGATACTTGGTGGTGGCGTTTTATACGCCATCACTTTCAAATAACAATTTTGTTTGGTCTTTGAAGTCATTGACGGAACGAAGCAAATAAAAAAGGAAAAAACATGAGAACACTTAACGATTACTTTTTAACATCTGCAATTCCAGATGTATCAACTGCGTCATCAACTTTTGTTGCTGTACCAGATGGTGGAAGAATAATTAAAATTATTACACATAACAAAGCTACAACTACAGGAACTGCTGCAATTTCTTTTGAAATAGGTGGTGTTGCTGTAACTAATGGTGGAATTAGCCATACAGCTTCAGGATCAGCAGGTAGAGTTCTTACATCAGAGCCTTCTGCAGCTAATAGAGTTGAAGAAGATGGTACTATTGAATGTATCACTAATGGTGGATCAACTAATGCCTCTAAAATGGAAATTACTTTTGTTATAAGAAGATAATAAACGATTTTGAGGGGATCTTGTCTAGCGATACTTCCCCTCAAATACCAATCAACTAAAGGAATATAATATGCCATACGGAATGGGAACTTACGGATCTAAAAAAGGCAGACCGCCTAAAAAAAACAAAAAGAAAAAATCTAAAAAAAAGAAAAAGGGAAAATAATATGAGTTATAATTATGGTTTAAGACCAGGAGTAACACAAAAAATAACTACAAACAATTCTTCACAAGCCTCTTCTGCTTTTACAGCAGGAACTACATATATTAGAATTGTTGCTGATGCTAATTGCCATTGGGCTATAAGCACTTCTCCAACTGCAGCTGCGACTTCAGCTTTTTTACCTTCTGGTGAAATAGAAATTTTAAAAGTTAGTGCTGGTGAAAAGATTGCTGTGTTTCATGGATCATCAACTAATGTATATGTGACTGAAATGTCAGGCTAATGGCTAGACAGAAGTTTGTTAGCTTTACTCCAAGACCAAAACCTAAAAAACGGCCTAGAGTACATAAGAAAAGTTTAAATAAGTCAGAGAAAAGAAATAAAAAACTTACCAGATATAAAGGGCAAGGTAGATGACAAAGAATTTTAATGTTGAACAAGATGGTTTAGTATCAGAGTCCTTTATTGGAACAGATAAAGGTGTTGTTCATAAAAGACAAGTCAATACTACTCCTATTTTGGAAAATAATAAAAAGTTATATAATCAAAATGATGGTTATAGCCCTGACAAAAGTTTAAAAAGAATAGCTACTATTCCAACACTTATTTTAGAGATTTGGACAAAAGAATATCACAAAGATCAAAATAAAGGTAATTGGTTTGAACTACCTAAAGAAGTTCAACAAAAAATTTTAAGAGAAAAATTAAATAGTTCTGATTATAGATATTTTAGAACAGCACCAGGAAAATTTTAATGGCATTAACAACATACACAGAATTAAAAACATCAATAGCAAATTGGTTAGATAGAAGTGATTTAACTTCGGAGATTGCTGATGATTTTATTAAGCTAGCAGAGGCTGATCTTAATTCTAAATTAAGAGTTAGAAAAATGATTGCTCAAGCTACAATTACAGTAAATGCTGAAACTGAATCTTTACCAACAAACTTTTTACAAGTTAGAGATTTTTATATTTTAAGTGGATCAACTAAATATCCTTTAAGATATATGACTCCCTCACAAATGGATCAAGTTAATGGTACTTCTACAACAGGAATACCATCAAGTTATACTATACTTGGTGATACTTTAAGATTTATGCCAAAACCAGATGCTGAATATACTAGCTACATGAATTACTATAAAAGTTTTGATGCTTTAAGTTCTAGTGTTGCAACAAACTATATTTTAGAAAAACATCCAGCGATTTATTTGTATGGATCATTATTTCATGCTGCAAACTTTCTAGGGGGTATAGAGCCTCAAAGATTAGCAAAATGGGAAGCTATGTATGGTACAGCTTTAGAAAGATTAGAATTAAACGACAGAGAAGATCAATTTAGTGGATCACCTTTACAAATGAGAGGTGAGGACACAGTGGCTTCTCCATTTAAAACAATATCAACTAAAAATTATTAATTATGCAATTACCTTTTGGTGAATGGTTGCCTGACCAACCAGCACATTTAAATCCTGGCTCAACTGTAGCGACTAATGTTTATCATGCTGCTTCAAGTTATAAGCCTGTAAAAAGTTTAGTAGCTTATAGTGGTGCATCAAATGTTACACAAAATGCAAAAGGTGCAGGATCATTTAGGGATAATACAAACGCTGTATTTACCTTTGTTGGAACTAAAGATAATATTTATAAATTAACATCAGGAACTTTTTCTAGTGTTAAAGGATCATGTACAATTAGTGGTACAGATACAGATTTTTTTACTTTCACTCAATTTGGCCAATATGTAATTGCTAGTAATGGTAAAGATGCACCTATGGTGTACGATATGTTAAGTAGTGCAAATCCAAAAGTATTTGTCACTTTGCAAAGTCTAGCATCAAGTGGAAGTACAGTACCATCTAAATTTAGAATATCAGGTGTTATAAGAGATTTTTTAGTTACAGGAAATATTGAAAACGCTAAAAATAGAGTTCAATGGTCAGGGATTAATGATATTTCAATGTGGGAAAGTGGAGTTAGTTCAAGTGACTTGCAAGACTTACCAGGATCTGGTGG